GGCATCGGCCGCGCAACTTGGTTTGAGTCCAGCCTGTCTCACGCAAAGACCCCCCTTTCCCCGCCAACGAGGCAACCGACCAGACTACCCTCCAGGACAGCGTTTTGGGGAGAGTGTCAACCAAGACTGTAAACCTGTAACATCGGTTCACATCAACGGCATCCCGTGCCGCTCATCACCAAGTCAGAGGCGGCCGACGCGCTGGGCGTGTCCCGCACGGCGGTCTACAAGGCGATCAAGCAGGGCCGGCTCCCGGTCGTGCGGACCTCTGATGGCAAGGAGCTGATCAAGTCCGAGACGCTGCGCGAGGACTGGTTCGCCAACACCATGGCCAAGATCGGCGTTGGCCCCAAGCCGCCGATGGGCGAGACCGCCTTTCCTCCAGAGCGACCCAAGCGAGACCGATCACTCACCGAGCCCGAACCCGGTGACATTGTCCCCGACTACAACGAAAGCCGAGCCCGCACCGAGTACCTCAAGGCCGAGCTGCTTGAGCTGGAGCGCAAGGAGAAGGAAGGGCTGCTGGTGCGGGCGGCCGAGGTCGAGGCGAAGTGGGTCGAGGTAATCACGATCAGCCGCACCAAGGTGCTCGGCATCGCCAGCAAGGCGAAGCAGCGGATCCCCGATCTCACCCAAGATCAGATCGCGATCTTGGAAGACATCGTGCGCGAGGCGCTCGAGGAGCTGGCGAGCGATGGCTGACATCAGCGACATCGCGAAGGCCGCGCTGCAGGCGTGGAAGCCACCGGAGAAACTGACGCTGAGCGAGTGGGCAGACCGGTATTTCTACCTATCGGCGGAGTCGAGCGCTGAGGCCGGCCGCTGGCACACGCTGCCCTACCAGAAGGGCATCATGAACGCGATCACGGATCCAGCGATCGAGCAGATCTCGGTGATGAAGAGCGCTCGAGTGGGATACACCAAGTGCCTCAACGCCTGCATCGCGTTCCACATCCACCAGGATCCGTGCCCGATGATGCTGGTGCAGCCGACGATCGAGGACGCCCAGGGCTACTCGAAAGAGGAGATCGCGCCGATGCTGCGCGACGTGCCGGTGCTCAAGGGATTGGTGAGCGACAGCAAGGCCAAGGACGGCGCCAACACGATCCTGCAGAAGCAGTATCCGGGCGGCACTCTCGGCCTGGTGGGTGCTAACTCGCCGCGGGGCTTCCGTCGTGTGAGCCGCCGGATTGTGATGTTCGACGAGACCGACGGCTACCCACCGAGTGCTGGCCCCGAGGGCGACCAGATCAAGCTCGGTATCCGACGGACGGAGTATTACTGGAACCGCAAGATCGTGGCTGGGTCGACGCCGACCCTCAAGGACGCGAGTCGGATCGAGCGGCTGTTCAGCCAGGGCGACCAGCGGCGGTATTTCGTGCCCTGCCCCGATTGCGGACACATGCAATACCTGAAGTGGGCAAACATGCGCTGGGACGATCAGCTGTCGCCAGTGAATTACGTGTGCGAGAGCTGCGGCGTCCTGATCCCGCATTCAAAGAAGCGCTGGATGGTGGAGCGCGGCCAGTGGCGGGCGACAGCACCGGGCAACGGCAAGCACGCGAGCTTCCACATCTGGGCGGCCTACAGCTACTCACCGAACGCCAGCTGGGACAACCTGCGCGATGAATTCCTCGAGGCGAAGTCTGACCCTGAAGCGCTGAAGACGTTCGTCAACACGGTGCTTGGCGAGAGCTGGGAGGACGATTATGCGGCGAAGGTGGGCGCCGACAGCCTGCTGGAGCGTGCGGAGTTCTACGAGAGCCAGATGGTGCCGGCCGAGGCATCAGCGGTGACGATCGGATGCGACGTGCAGGACAACAGGCTGAGCCTGTCGATCTGGGCATGGGGCCGCGAAGAAGAAGGCTGGCTGATCGATCGCCAGGTGATTCACGGCGACCCGAGCCGGCCGGAGCCGTGGAAGCAGCTGGATGAGATTTTGCTGAAGCCGTTCAAGCATGCGCTGGGCGCCGAGATCAGGCCGGACGTTGTCTGCATCGACTCTGGCGGCCACCACACAATGGAGGTGTACCAATACGCGAGGGAGCGCCAGAACATGGGCGTGATCGCGATCAAGGGTCAGAGCCAGAAGGGCAAGCCACCGATCGGCAAGCCAGCGAAGGTGGATCTGAACCACAAGGGCAAGGCGCTGAAGAAAGGCGCTGAGGTGTATCCGGTCGGATCTGACACGGTGAAGAGCCTGCTGTTTGGCCGGTTGAAGCACAACGAGCCTGGGCCGGGCTACCTGCACTTCTATGCAGAAGCCGGGAAGGAGTATTTCGAGGAACTGACTGCAGAAAAGCAGATCACAAGGTTCGTGCGGGGCTACCCCGAAAGGGTATGGGTAAAGAAATCAAGCCAGCGCAATGAAGCGTTAGACGAACTGGTTTATGCGTACGCAGGATTAAATCGGCTGTACCAGCGGTACGACCGAAGAACAATCTGGGATCAGCTGGAGAAACGGCTCGAAAAGCCCGTAGAAAGGGAGCGAAAGGCCCCGCTAAGATCGAACAAGGCTCCAAAACGGAGTTTTGTCCGCCAGTGGTGAGGCCGTGAAGATTCCTTCCAAAATCCGGGCAGGTGACACGGTGGTGTGGCTCGACGAGCCCACGGTGGATGTGTTTGGCGCAGCCATCGACAGTTCGACCCATACCCTCACCTACTACCTGCGCACCAACACCGCGAGTGAGGGTGCAACCGTGGTCGGCGTAGCTGAAGGCAGCGGTTGGAAGGTAACCCTCCCTGCTAATACAACCGCGAACTTCGACGCAGGCACTTGGTATTTCCAGGCGGTCGGCACAGCCGTTGCCGGAGGTGCCAAGACAACCCTCGGCTCGGGGCAGATCGAAGTTCTTCCCAGCCTCAGCTACGCCGGCACCCCCGGCGCGTTCGATGGCCGCAGCCAGGCGCAGAAAGATCTGGATGCAGTGCAGTCGGCAATTCGCAGCTTGATGAGCGGCGGTGCGGTGCAGGAGTACCGGATCGGCACTCGCAACCTGAAGCGCTATGACCTGGCCGAGCTGCTGGCGCTTGAATCACGGCTCAAGGCTGTGGTCGCCCGCGAGGGCAAGGCGGCGATGATCGCCAACGGCCTGGGTAATCCCCACAACCTGTTTGTTCGCTTCGGTGGCCGCTGATGGGACTCCGCACTCGCGTAATGACCGCCCTTGGATTCGGGCCAAAGCAGCAGCCGGAGCAGCCGCGTCGCCGGCGCCGCACCTATGCCGGCGCGATCATCAACCGACTGACCAGCGACTGGATCAGCAACGGCACCAGCGCTGACGCTGAGATCAAGACGAGCCTGCGCAAGCTGCGTGATCGCAGCCGCCAGATGGTGCGGGACAACCCGTATGCACGGCAGGCGAAGCGCACCACGCAGATCAACGTGGTCGGCCAAGGCGTCAAGCTGCAGTCGCAGGTGATGAGCCTGCGCGGTAACAAGCGGGACGATCGGATCAATGGGCTGATCGAAGCGAAGTGGGAGCGCTGGTGCCGCAAGGACCACTGCGATGTGGCTGGCAAGAGCAGCTTCAACATCTTTGAATGGCTGGCAGTTGGCGCCCTGCCCGAGAGCGGCGAGGTGCTGTTCAGAATCCACCGCAAGCCGTTCGGCGGCAGCAAGGTGCCTATCGCCCTGGAGATCATCGAGAGCGACCTGCTCGACGATGAGTACAACGGCGCAGTGAGCGCCAAGGGCAACGAGTGGCGCATGGGGGTCGAGATCGACCGCTACGGCCGGCCGGTGCAGTATGCCTTCCTGACGCGGCATCCGGGCGATTACTGGTTTGCGGGCTCCACCGAGAAGGCCGGCTCGAAGCATGTCTTCCTGCCGGCCAAGGACGTGATTCATTTGTTCGTGCCGGAACGCCCGTCGCAGCACCGCGGTGTGCCCTGGTTTGCGCCGGTGATCACCGATGCCCACCAGCTGGCCGGCTATGAAGAGGCTGCGGTGGTGCGTGCTCGTGCCGCCAGCTCGATCATGGGCTTCGTGAATTCGCCTGAAGGTGAGCTCGAGGCTGATGACGTTGAAGGCGAACAGCGGATCACCGAGTTTGAGCCTGGGGTCTTCAAGTACCTCGAGCCTGGCCAAAGCGTGACGGTGCCGGATCTCAAGTCACCAGACGCGCAGTACGAAGAGTTTGTGCGGGCCAAGACGCGCCGGTTCGCGTCGGGCTTCGGTTGCTCGTACGAGACCTTGTCGAGGGATTTCAGTGAGACGAACTACAGCAGCAGCCGCCTGAGCCTGCTTGAGGACCGTGACCACTGGAAGGTGGTGCAGCAGTACCTGATCGAGAACTTCCACATGCGGGTGTTCCGCGAGTGGCTGGATGTGGCGGTGCTGAGCGGTGAGCTGGCTCTGCCGGATTACGAGCTACGGCCTGAGCGTTACGACAGCCCGAAATGGCTGGCCCGCGGCTGGAGCTGGGTGGATCCACTCAAGGAAGTCAAGGCTTACCGCGAAATGGAAATGGCGGGTTATATGACGAAGGCACAGATCTGCGCTCAGCTGGGCGGTGATCTGGATGACAACCTTCAGCAGATTGCACGCGAGCGCAAGACTGCTACCGACCTCGGCGTTTCACTGGATGCCGACATCAATCCGGCTGCTCCCCTTCCCCAGGAGCAGCCGGTAGGCGGGGAGGCCGCGAGCCCCACCGATGAGCTTCCCCGCCGCCCCGCCAGATCGCGTCGCAAGAAAGCGTCTAAGGTGGATGAAGTTCAATCTGAGCGTCCAGAAGGACCGCTTAACTGATGGACGAACTCAAAGAACAAAACCAGACACCCGAGGAAGATCGCGCTCTTGCTGATCTGACCGAAGAGCAAGTGGCCGCTGTCAGCGAAGCTATCGCTGAAGTTGTGGCCGAGCACATGGACGAAATCGTCGAGGACACGGTCGAGACATTAATGGGTGTCGACCCCGAGGCTGAGTCCGATGCGCAGGAAATAGCCGAAGGTGGCGATCGCTCACTGGAGGGCAAGTACCAGCGCACCGAGGTCACTTCATTCTCCGAGCTTGAAGATCGAACTTTCGAGTTCCCCTTCAGCTCCGAGTATCCCGTGGCCCGGTACTTCGGCAACGAAGTTCTGAGCCACGAGATGGACGCCGCCGACCTCAGTCGCCTGAACGACGGCGCTCCACTGCTCTTCAACCACAACCCTGACAAGGTCGTGGGTGTCGTCGAGCGTGCCTGGATCGACGGCAAGAAGAAGCGGGGCTACGTCAAAGTACGTTTCTCCCGCAACAGCTTCGCCAAGGAAGTGATGGCTGATGTCAAAGATGGCGTTCTTCGGGGCGTCAGCTTTGGCTACTCCATCAACAAAATGGAGGAGCGAGGCGACAACTTCGTAGCTACTCAATGGAGTCCGTACGAAGTCTCGGTTTGTAGCATCGCTGCAGACCCGAGCGTCGGCCTTGGCCGGTCGCTTGCGATCGACTCTGCGGCCACCGCCGCATCACCAACCCCTCAAGAACCTGAGGTTCACATGGAGAACACCACCCCTGACGTGGAGGTGATCCGGTCCAAGGCCGTCGAGGCCGAGCGCAGCCGTATCGCTTCCATCACCGCCCTCGGCGACAAGCACGGCATGACCGAGCTTGCACGCGAGCTCATCGACGGTGGCCGCAGCCTCGACGAGGCCCGTGCTGCCTTCCTCGAAAAAATCGACACCCGCAGCACCAAAGTGGAGCACCGCATCGCCGAGACCCAGGAAGTGGGTCTGAACGACAAAGAGACCCGCAGCTACTCCTTCCTGCGTGCTCTGAACTACCTCGCCAACCCTGGCGACAAGCAGGCTGCTGAAGCCGCCGCTTTCGAGCGTGAGGTTTCTGACGCTGCTGCCAAGGCTTATGGCAAGCCCGCCAACGGTCTGATGGTGCCCAACGAGGTGCTCCGTCGTGACCTGAACGTCGGCACCGCAAGCGCCGGCGGCAACCTGGTTGCTACCGACCTGCTGGCCGGTTCGTTCATCGAGCTGCTCCGCAACAAGCTGGCTCTGGCCAACGTGGGCGCCACCGTGCTCAACGGCCTGCAGGGCAACATCGCAATTCCCAAACAGACCGGCGCGGCGACCGCGTACTGGGTCGGCGAGGGCAGCGCTCCTACCGAGAGCCAGGAAACCCTCGGTCAGGTGACCATGTCGCCCAAGACTGTGGGCGCCTTCGTGGATTACAGCCGCCGCCTGCTGCTCCAGAGCTCCATCGACGTGGAGCAGATGGTGCGCAACGACCTGGCTCGCGTGATCGCTCTCGAGATCGACCGCGCTGGCATCTACGGCTCCGGCTCCAGCAACCAGCCCCTCGGCCTGGTGAACACCGTTGGCATCAACACCAAGGCTCTAACCGGCTACGGCACCTTCGCCGAGCTGATCGACATGGAGACCGAGGTGGCCAAGGACAACGCCGACGCCGGCTCGCTGTTCTACCTGATGAACGCTGCTGCTCGCGGCGCTCTCAAGTCCACCGCCAAGTCTGCCTCTGCTGTGGCTGCTGGCTTCGTGTACGAGAACAACGAGGTGAACGGCTATCCCGCCGTGATCTCCAACCAGCTGGCCTTCGACGACATCATCTTCGGTGCCTTCGACCAGATGATCATGGGCCTGTGGTCCGGTCTGGATCTGACCCTCGATCCTTATGCCGGCGCCACCAGCGGCACCGTTCGCATCATTGCTCTGCAGGATGTGGACTTCGCTGTGAAGCAAGCTGGCGCCTTCTGCTACGGCACCGGCGCTCTGAGCTGAGCATGATCGCTGGGCTAATCGAGGCCAAGCGGAACTACAACCCCTCCCTGGTTTCGGCCGGGGAGGGCTTTCTGTTGGCGTACCGGTCTGAACCGAAAGACTTCAAGGTCAGCGAGATCATTCTTGCTGAGATGGATGCGGCGCAAAATGTGCTGCGCAACCAGCGCCTGAAGGTGCCTGGAATTGAGAAGGGATGCTCATTAGAGGATCCGCGGCTGTTTATGTACGGCGATTGTCCGTACATCGCGTTCTCGATCGCCCGGTATCGGCTTGAGCAAGGTTGGAAGTGCGTGCAGGCGTACGGCCGACTGATCAAGAAAAGCCGCAGCTGGAGCCTGACTGATGTGTGGGTACCGAAGTACGGTGTCAACGACTGGAGCAGCAAGGAAAAGAACTGGACGTTCTTCGAGGCTGAGGGTGCCCTGCGCTGCATCTACGACATGGGTGCGAGCGGCTGGGTCGTACTTGAACTTGATGGCGACGAGGTGGTGCAGGAGTGGAGGCACCCTCCCCTGCGCTGGCGCTGGGGCCGGATGAGCGGCGGCACGCCTGCTGTCGACTGGCAGGGCCAGAAGCTGACGATGTTTCACAGCTGGGAGAAACACCCGCGCCGCAGTCGGCTGTATCACGCCGCATGGGTGGCATTTGGTGCTACGGCGCCGCATGCGCCTTCGATGATGTCGACGGCACCGGTGCTGACTGCAAAAGAGGAATGGGGTGCGCCAGATGGTGCGCAGGGCTGGCAGCCGCTTTGCGTGTTCCCAGGCGGGCTTGAGGTGATTGGCCAGAAGGCACTGATCGCCTACGGCAGGAACGACCTGGACTGCGCGATCGATGCGATCCGGGTGGAGCAGATGCGGCGCATCTCTACCGCCGTTTCGTCACGCGGCGAGGTAAGGATCCGCCTTACCGGAGATGTGATGATCAAGGGCCAGCCAGCCTGGGCTGGAACTGAAGTCGCTGTGCTGGCAAGCGATGCGGCTAGCCTGATTGCACGACAGAAGGCGGTGCCGTTGTGATCACCGAGAACCTTGGAATGTTCCTCGAGGATTTCGGGGTCACCTGTACGGCTGGCGTGGTGACGGCCAAGGGCATCCTCGACATGCCCAGCCAGATCGTGGCTGACGGGATGGTGCTGACCACCGACTACAAGTTGACAGTGCGGACGGCTGATTTTGGCGGTTTGCTTTATGGCGCCGGCATCACGGTGGACGGTGTCAATTACCAGGTGCGCGAGGCGCTGAAGGTCGACGATGGTGCAATGACCGAGCTGATGCTGACGAGGCTGGCGCCCGAAAGCAGCGCACCAGGTCAGGATCCGAGACAGTTCGGCCTGGCTGATCTGACTGATGTGAACATCACCAACGCCCAGCAAGGCGATGCGCTGATCTACGACGGATCAGAATGGGTGGACACCAATGAGATCGACGGCGGAGGCGCGAGCTGATGGCTACTACTCGCCAACGGATCAAGCTGCGGCGCGATACAGCGGCGAACTGGACGGCGGCCAATCCCGTGTTGGCTGCTGGTGAGCTGGGCTACGAGACCGATACGAAGCAGGCCAAGATCGGCAATGGCAGCTCGACCTGGAGTCAGCTTGAGTATGCGCCGCTGAACCGCAATCCAACTCTTCAGTCGATTCAGCTACTGACGACGGGCGGTAACGCGGACAATGCCGGTGAGCTGGCCTGGAACGAGGACGAGCAGACGCTTGATGTCGCCAAGGGTGGCGGCACGGTGCTGCAGGTCGGCCAAGAGATGTCCTTCCTGGTTCACAACAACACTGCCAACACCATCGCGAACGGTGCTGCGGTGATGTATGTGGGCACCAACGGCAACAGCGGCCGACTGCAGGTGGCGCCAATGATCGCCAACGGCACGCTGCCTGGGCATGTGTTCCTTGGCGTGATGACCGAGGAAGTGCCCGCGGGTGGCGATGGGTTTGTCACGACCTTCGGCAAGGTGCGCGGCATCAATACCAGCGCGTATCCCGAGGATTCAATTCTGTATTGCGACCCTGCCAACCCTGGCGGCTATGTGACCGCCGAACCTGATGGGCCGAACCTGAAGCTGTCGGTGGCGGCGGTGATTAGCTCAGCCAATAACGGCACGATCTTCGTGCGTGCAGCGACTGGTCAGTTCTTGAAGGACTGCCACGATGTTGTGACCAGCGACGCTCACGACGGCGATGTGCTGACCTGGATTGATCCGATGAACCGCTGGGAGCATCGGCCGCCTGTGAATGGCAGCGCTCCTCGCAGCGTCACGATCGCCGGTCCGCAGGTCAATGACAGCTTCACGCTGTTCCGTACATCCCGCGAGACCACGATCAGCAGCGTGGTTGGCTTGGTGTCAGGCGGATCCGTCACCTACGAGCTGCGCTATGCGGCCGATCGCACCACTGCGGGCACACTGGCGACCGTTTCTGACACGGTGACGAACACCACCACTGGCGATGCCGCCACGGTGCAGAACCAGCCGATTCCAGCCGACCGCTGGGTATGGCTGAAAATCACGGGCGTCACCGGCACCGTGGCTGAGTTCAGTTTGTCGGTGGCGTTCTGACCTAGACTGACCCCAACAGAGGAGCCCTTCGATTCATGGCAACCTTTACCAAGTTCAACTCCTTCGTAGAGGCGCTTGCCGAGAAGGTCCACAACCTCGGCAGCGACACGCTGACGGTGGCGCTGACCAATACGCTGCCCGTGAACACGAACACGCAGCTGAGCAACATCACGCAGATCAGCTACACCAACATTCAGAACGGCACTACCACCGGCCGCAACCTGACTGGCGTAACTTCGGCGCAGACCAGCGGCACCTACAAGTTGGATGCCAACGATCTGGTGCTCACAGCGACGGGCACGGTTCCCGACTTCAGGTACGTTGTGCTGTACAACTCCACAGCTACCAACGGCGAGCTGATCGGGTTCTACGACTATGGCGCGACCGTTTCGCTTCAGAACGGCGAGACCTTCACGATCACCTGGGACGCTGCTGGCATCCTGACCTTGGCCTGATTTACCTGAGTGACGGAGGCGGACCGTGGCTGTAGCCCATAGCGCTGCCTCCGAGAGCCACACAGGTACAACAGGCTCAACTAACCAGGCGTCATTCAGCTGGACGCACACGCAAAGCGGCACGCCGCAGGGTGTGCTCGTTTTTGTTCACACGATCAGCGCCAGCGATTTCATCACGTCGGTCACCTATGGCGGCACGGCACTGACTCGTGTCGCTGGCGCGGTCGCGATCGACTCGGCCGGTGAGCCTGGTCGCACCGACATGTTCTTCTTGGGCTCCGGGCTTGGCACCGGCAACCAGACGATCACGGTCAACCGGACCAATAACGCCACGGTCATGTATGCGTCGGCGGCGACCGTTACCGCCGCGACAAACACCACCTGGGCCGGCGTTCAGATCAGGGAGGGTGACCAAGCGCTGGCGGTGGTCTCCATCGACGATGGAAGCGTCGGCGTTAACAGCCTGCGCTATGCCGCCACCTATTCCGGCCTGGCGACGCCAACGGGAGACGGCACTGGCAGCACGGCTCTGACCAGCATTGACTTTGGCCAGTTCGGCGCCGCGATGGTCCGCGAGACCACGGCGGGGCAAGGTGCTCGGAACGTTGGCTTCAGTGCCGGCTCAGATGACGTGGCTGCGGTCTATTTCGCGGTCCGCGAGCTGGTCAACCGGACTGAGACGCCGATCGTCGGCGACTTCACGCTGACAGGCAATGCCGCAGACCTCACGCGCAATCGTGTGATGACCGGCGAGCGCGGTGCGTTCACGCTTACGGGCAACCCGGCCGACACGCGGCACAACATCAACATTGCCGGCGAGACTGGCCTGTTTGCGCTGGTCGGCAACGACGCCACGCTTCAGCACCAGCACCAGCTGGCGGCGGACACCGGATCGTTCGCGCTGGTCGGCAACGACGCCACTTTTTCGATAGCAGCGGCCGAGGAGCTGCAGGCAGAAGCTGGCACCTTTGCCCTGGACGGAAAGGCTGCCTCATTCAGCCGCACCTACTCGATCACGGCCGAGGCCGGCACGTTCGACCTTGTAGGCCATCCTGCCGGACTGGCTGACACCGACGAGTTGGCGGGCCAGACGGGCGCCTTCACGCTGACGGGCGGCGAACCAAGCCTGACCCGCAGCTACTCGCTGGTCGTTGAGGCTGGATCCTTTGCCTTGGTAGGCAACAATGCCGCTCTGCTACATGATCATGATCTGGCGGCCGACGCTGGATCGTTCGCGCTTAGCGGTGGCGAGCCCGCCCTGCTCCGCGGCTACTACCTCAGCGGCGGCGCCGGCACGTTCATCGAGACCGGGCAGTCGGTCACCTTCAGTCGCACCTGGGCGCTGGGCGCCGACGCTGGGCAGTTCTCGCTCACCGGCCAGCCCGCAGTGCTCACCACGCTGGGCGCATTTGAAATCGACCCGATCGTCGGCAGCTTTGCGCTGACAGGCCAACAGGCCGGATTGGCTCACAACCGCCTCTTCGGCGTCGACGCAGGCGGCTACAGCGTCACCGGCCAGCAGGCGAATTTCACGCAAAGTCAGGCTGTCGCTGCAGAAGCTGGGCAGTTTCAACTAGACGGCCAACCAGTTGACCTTGTTCGCAGCTATGTGCTGCCGGTCGACAGCGGCAACTTCAGCTTCACCGGCCAGTCCATTACCTTTGCCGACAGTGAGCAGTTGGCGGCTGAGGCCGGCCAGTTCCTGCTCACAGGCGGCGGAGTCGCGATTTCGCGCAGCCATGTGCTGTCGGCTGACACGGGCGCGTTTGCGCTCAGTGGCGGCAATGCTGCATTTGCAACAAGCCGCACCCTATTTGCCGCAAATGCAGCATTCACGCTCACAGGTCGGCCGGCGGTCTTCAACCGCACCCGTGTTGTGCAGGCCAGTGCTGGCGTTTTCGCTCTCACCGGCAACAGCGCTGCGTTGACCGAGACGGGTGCCTTTGAGCTGCCGGCTGATGCTGGAACGTTTGCATTCACCGGCAATGCTGCAACGCTGGAGAAAACCAGCACAGCACGGCGCCGCAACGTGCTGATCTTCTAGCAATGTCCCGGAATTGCCCGCGCTTCGACCTGTCGAATGCAGCTAATCTGAAGCCATGACCAAGCGCGAACAGATCCTGGCCGCAATCCGATCGGCCCTCAATGGCACCACTGGTGTCGGCAACAGGATCTATCGCAGCCGGGTCGAGCCAATGGCACGGCAGGAGAGCCCAGCGATTGTTGTCGAGCCGCTTGAAGACACCGCACAGCAGAACACCAGCCTGCCAACCCTGGACTGGTCACTGACCGTGCGCGTGGCAGTAGTCGTGCGGGCCAATGTCCCTGATCAGGCTGCGGATCCGATTGTGGAATCGCTGCACAGCAAAGTGATGGCTGACTTAACCCTTGGCGGGCTTGCCATGGACATCCAGCCGTTGCGAGTAGAGTTCCAAACAGTCGAGGCTGATCAACCGGCGGGTGTCGTCATGTGCGATTACCTTGTTCGGTACAGATCCTCTGTCACCAACCTGGCGGCTTAATGATGGCTACCACGACCGATGAATACCATGGGCAAGGAGGCACATACCTCCAAGACCCCAAAACCGGCAAGCGGAAGCTCATCGAGCGTACTGAGCCGGCCATCACCCCCGCTCACGCAACTCCTGAGGTAATCACCGATGGCTCTGCTGACCCGCAAGCGCCTGATTCTGGCGAAGACTGAATCGACTTACGCCACCGACAGCACGCCTGCCGGCACTGATGCGATTCTGGTCCGCAATCTCGAGATCACCCCGCTCGATGCTGACACCGTCAGCCGCGACCTGATCCGCCCCTACCTGGGCAACTCCGAGCAGCTGCTCGCCAACACCCGCGTCGGCATCACCTTTGAGGTGGAACTGGCTGGTTCCGGCACTGCTGGCACCGCTCCGAAGTACGGCTCTCTACTGAAAGCCTGCGGCTTCTCTGAAACCGTCGTGGCTACCACCAGCGTGACCTATGCGCCGGTGAGCTCCAGCTTCTCCAGCGCCACCATCTACTTCAACAACGATGGTGTACTGCACAAGGCGACCGGCTGTCGCGGCACCTTCACGATGACCTGCAACCTGAATGAGATCCCGGTGATCTCGTTCACGATGACCGGCATCTACAACGCCCCAACCGACACTGCCGCTCCGTCTGTCACCTACTCGGCTCAGGCCACACCGCTGATCTTCAAGGAAGGCAACACCTCCGCGTTCAGCCTGCTGAGCTACAGCGGCTGCCTGATGAACTGCAGCTTCGACATCGCCAACGAGGTGGTGTACCGCGAGCTGATTGGCTGCACCAAGTCTGTCCTGATCACCAACCGCGCCCCCGCTGGTGAGGTCGTGATTGAAGCGCCCACCATTGCGCAAAAGGACTACTTCACGATCGCCAACAACAACACCACCGGCAGCCTGACCTTCGCGCACGGCACTACGGCTGGCAATATCGTGACCTTCACCGCACAGAAGGTCGACATTGGCAACCCCACGTATAGTGACAGCGACGGCATCCAGATGCTGAACCTGCCTTACGTGGCCATTCCCACCAGCGCAGGTAACGACGAGGTTTCGCTCGTTTACACCTGATCACCGGAGCACCCCTGCATGGCATTCGTCCGCAAGAAGTCTTCGACCTTCAAATGGCCGGTCACCGTCGAATCACCCGTCGACGGCGGCCGGTTTGAGAACGAGACCTTCGATGCTGTTTTCAAGCGCATCGGTCGTTCTGAATTTCAGAAGCTGATCGATAAAGGCGACATCGAGTTGATCGAGGCCGTCCTCCAGGGCTGGGAAGGCATCACGGACGAAGCCGGCAAGGAGCTGCCTTTCACCAAGGCCACCGTCAAGGAGCAGCTGGATGATCCCTACTTCACCCGTGGGATCATCGCTGCCTATCTGGCAAGCCTGGAAGGCAGCAAAGCAAAAAACTAGAGGAGGCGGCCCGCCACTGGGCCGCAGGTGGATCGGTGAAGGATGACACGGAGGACGATGCCAGGTTGATGGGTGTCGTCCTCCCTGAACCTGAGCCGGAAAAGGATTTTGAAGTCTGGGACGAGAACTGGGACATCGTAATGATGTTCATGCGCATGCAGACGCAGTGGAACGTCGTCATGGGTGGCTTCACAGGCTTGAAGTACGAGGTGCTCCGGTGGCTGTGCGACCTATACTCTGTTGAGGATCCAAAGGCCATGCTGGAGGGCATCCAGGTCATGGAAGCGGCCGCTCTTCAGGTGCTGAACGACCATGGCAAATGAGACGATCAGAGCCAGGATCGAGGTCCTCCTCAAGGGGATGGATCAGGTCGAAAGCCTGAAGAATGCCGTTCGTCAGCTTCAGACCACCGCATCACCGGCTGCAGCCGACCTTCAGAAGCTCAAGAATGCTGCCCTGCAGCTAGGCGGCGCCGCTGACCGCAGCGAGAACGACCTGCGGCGATCAATTAACGCACTGAAGGATGTGCGTGCTCAGCTGTCCATAACGGACGCTGAGTACCGCAAGCTCACCGGCACGATCAACAAGTATCAGGCGCAGCTCGACAAGGCGACTGGCGCACAGCAGCGCGGCGGTAAAGCGCTGCAGTTCGCGCAGACCGCTGGTGCGGTCGCCGCATCGGGTGTGTTCGGCGGCCCCGAGGGCCTGATCGGCGCAGGCATCGGCGCTTTCTTCGGCCCGCAAGGAGCATTGGCTGGTGGCGCCATCGGAGCGCAAGTTTCGATCGTCCGGCAGCAGATTGCCGCGATGGCCGATCAGGCCGCTCAGTTCCAGCGCTTGCAGATCGCGCTCAAAGGCGTGACGCAGTCGTCTCGAGAGTACGAGGCGGCGATGGGCGTTATCAATAACGCCACTCGCTCATTCAACGTCACCAAGCAGGAGGCAATTCAAGGCTTCACCGGCCTTGCGGCTGCTGTTATTGGCGCCGGCGGCAAGGTCAGGGACGCAGAGCTGGTATTCAATGGCGTCTCCTCCGCTATCCGAGCGACCGGCGGCAGCGCGGAAGACGTGCAAGGCGCACTGGTCGCCATGGCTCAGGTCTTCTCGAAAGGCAAAGCCACAGCGGAGGAAATCCAAGGTCAGCTGGGTGAACGCCTACCCGGTGCCGTAACGCTGTTCGCAGAGGCCACTGGCCGCACCGGCGCCGAACTTGCCAAGGCTTTTGAGCAGGGTACGGTCGGGCTGAACGACGTAATGAAGTTCGCCATTGCCCTTGGCGACAAGTACGCAGAGACCAACGAAAAAATTGCCTCGTCCTCTGAGGCTTCGGGCGAGCGCTTGAAGGTCGCATTTGCGACCTTGCGCGAAGAATTTGGCCGCACCTTCCAGCCGCTCGGAAGCGCGATTCAAGATATGACGGCCAGTCTGGCCGAAGCGGCTTCGCAGATGCTGTTGACCGCTCGCAATAGCGAAGAGCTGAATGCGGCGCTTGGCGAGGCAACAAAGAATTCAACTTCTGCAGCAAAGGCGCTTGAAGAGTTCAAGAAAACAGGCACAACAGGCGTCGATGGCGGCATCGGTGACGCCATACTTCAGTGGTTTAGCGGCACCACCGAACTTGAAACGCAGCTGCGAAACACCGACACGCAACTGCAGGCAAGCATCACGCGCTTCTATGAAGCAGAGGGCGCCGTCGCCGCTCACCGAAAGGCTTTATTGGCCAGTGGCCAATCACTAGAAGAGCAAGGCAAAGCAATCAGCGCCGCCCAGGGTGCGTTGATTATTTTTGAGGGGCGCCTAAGAACCCTGGCGCTGCAGAACAAGAACAACACCAAGGAAGCCGAGTTTTACCGCGCCAAAGTCGCGGAGCTGAAAGGGGTACTTGATTCCGTCAAGGGGACCTACAAGGCCAAAATCGAAATTCAACAGATTTTCAGTGGCAATGCGCCCGGCGCTGGACCGAACGCTGGCAAAAGCATTCCTGACGGCTATCGCAAAATCGCCGGGAAGCTGGCTTATCAAGTGCCTGGCGTTGGCTGGGTTGATGCAAGAACGGGTCAGCCAATTTTCAAGTCCGGCTCCGGTGGGGACCGTGGGCAAAGCACCTTTCAGAATCCCGATAGCAAAGATGGATCTGGCGAGTCGGAAGCGAAGAAGGCTGCCGCGGCGGCCAAACGTGACGCAGATGAGCGACAGCGCACTGAAGAATCACTAGCGAAAGCACGCATTGCTCTTGATGACGCAGTCCATCGCAATGCGATGGAACTGATCCGCAAGCGCTATGAGTACGAGCAGGAGCTGATCAACAAGCAGCGCGACAATTGGGTCAAGAGCCAGACCGGCGCTGCGAGAACCACTGCCGGCATTGTTGCTCAGTTCTTGGGCGAGCTGGATCAGATGCAAGGCCGAATGGTTCAGGCCCAGCAGCAGCTTGCCGATTCGACGCAGAAGCTTAAATCCACTCAAGCAATGGCAGTCACGACCGTTGGTGGTGGCGTCATGAGCGGGCCGGGCTTTTCGGCGGCCCAGCTGCAAGCTGCCGCTCAGGAGGCGAGCCGCTTTACCGGCATCGCCAACATGTGCGCCGAGTCGGTGAAGGCGTTTTACAAATCGCTCGGAATCTCCCTGCCAGGCGTCACTGCTTGGGCCGACACCGTGCGCAAGGCCGGTCAGGTGATGACTGACTGGAGCAAACTCCAGCCAGGCGACATCGTCGCGACTGGGCGCCCTGGAGACACTCCTCACGTCGGCGTTTATACCGGTGGAGACAGCGTCTTCCATCAATCCAGAAGTCGTGGATTGGCGGTTGGCAACTATCCCGACCTTGGCTACTTCAAGAGTGGTGGCTACTTTGTTCGGCCCAGCGCTGGCGGCGGAGTCGGTGCTGCCGGACGCCGCGACATTGCGGCAGAGGGTTCTGCAAACATCGCTGAGCAGGATCTGGCCACAGCAAATCAGTTGCTCAATCTTTACAACGAGCAATTAAGCAAACTCACGCCGGAGGCAGTCAAGGGCTTTGTGCTGAACCTCACCGACGACCTTCGCCAGCAGAACGCTGCGCTTAAAGACAGCGCTGCAATTACCGCGTTAAGGAACCGGCTTCAGTTGGAGGGCGTTCGTCCCGAGATTATTGATAGCGAGGTCAAAAAGGCTGAGGCAGTTCAGCAGAACAGCCAGAGCCTCGCGACTTTGCAGACCTTGCTGGACGCGGCGAAAGCAAAGCTACAAGAGCTTGAGGCGGCAAACAAAGGCAACACGCAAGAAGCGATCAACGCCAAGACGCAGGTAGACGCCTACAGCCAAGGTATCGCCGCGCTGAATCCTCAGCTTGAAGAATTCAAGAATCGCACCGACGCAGCCACTGCGGCTCAAATCGCGTTCAGCGACGCCATGCGTTTCCGCCAAGACATGAACATCGGCGCCGGCATCCGCGAGGGTGCCCAGCAGTACGTCGACTCGATCGGCACAATGCGCGAGGCCACAGCCCAGCTGGCGCAGACCGGCATCAAGGGTGTCGAGGATGCTCTGGTGAGCCTGGTGACCACCGGCACTGCCAACTTCCGCGAGTTCGCGGCTTCGATCCTCAAGGACACGGCGCGGATGATCATTCAGCAGCTCGTCCTGCGCACGATTATGCAGGTGATCGGGGCGATTGGGGGTGGTGTTGGCGGTGGCGGGTTTAGCGGCTTCTCGGGCGCTGGCCCGGTGTCTGGCGCGTCGGTGTTCAGCAGTGGGCAGGCCGGGTTTAATCCGGGAGCCTTTTCCATGCCCAGCCTGCTTTCGGCCCAGGGCAACGTTTTCGACACCAAAGGCGTCGTGCCTTACGCAATGGGCGGCATCGTCACCCGCCCCACCCTCTTCAAGTTCGCTAACGGCGGCTACATGAACACCGGCCTGATGGGCGAAGCCGGCCCCGAGGCGATCATCCCGCTGCGCCGTGGTCGTGATGGCAAGCTGGGCGTGGCTGGCGGCGGTGGCGCCACGAATGTGACCGTGAACGTGGACGCCAAAGGCACCAGTGTGCAGGGCAACAGCGGTCAGGGCGAGCAACTGGGTCGTGCAATCTCGCAGGCGGTGCAGGCAGAATTGGTCAGACAGAAACGGCCTGGCGGCCTGCTGGCGGCATAATCATGGCAAGCTTCACCTACGTCCCAAGCTTTGAGGCAACCGAGAGCAGCCAGCCTCGGGTACGGAAGTTTCAGGCTGGGGACGGGTATGAGCAGCGCGTGCGGTTTGGCCTTCACACCGATCCAAAGGAGTGGAGTCTGACGTTCGCAAACCGCACCGACACCGAGCGCGACGACATCCTGGTGTTCCTAGAAGCACGCGGCGGCGTGGAGTCATTCGACTGGATACCGCCACGCGGTACCGCTGGCAAGTACGTTTGCGAGAAGTGGCAGACCACGCTGAGCAACTGCAACAACAACCAGATTCAGGCCACCTTCCGTGAGGTGTTTGAGCCCTAATGGCAGTCCCATTCTCCGATCTACAAGCCATTGCACCCAGCTCTGTGATCGAGCTGTTTGTACTGGAGCTGAACGTCAAGCAGCACGGCGTAGCGGATGTCTACCGCTTTCACGCTGGCAGCAACCTGAACGCCAACGGCGAACTGGTCTGGGCTGGCAATAGTTATCTTCGGTTTCCAGTTGAAGCAGATGGCTTCGAGTACAGCGGCAACGGTCAGCTGCCGCGTCCGAAGATTCGCGTCGCCAACCTGCTCAGCACGATCACAGCAGTTCTCCTGACGCTGCCTGATGGATTGGAAGGTGCGAAGGTTACGCGCATCCGCACGCTGGCACGGTATCTCGACGCCGCCAACTTCCCTGGAGCGGTGAACCCGTATGGCACACCGGATCCGACCGCAGAGTTTCCACGCGAGGTCTATTACATCGACCGCAAGACGACTGAGAACCGTGATGTAGTGGAGTTCGAGCTGGCAGCAGCATTTGACTTGGCTGGTGTCCGCGCTCCAAAGCGTCAGTGTATCGCCAACGTCTGTCAGTGGGAATACAGATCAGCAGAATGTGGATATAGCGCGGCGGTTTACTACACGACTGATGACAAGCTGATCCGCACTGGTAGTGGCGCCCCATCGGCGGGAACCGGAACAGATGGGCAGTATTACTACGACACCACAAACAATCTGTACTACGGACCGAAGACTGCTGGTGCATGGGGAACTGGCGTGAGCAAAAGCGGCATTGCTGCTGTTGATTTCTGCGGCAAGCGTTTGAGCAGCTGCAAGCTGCGGTTTGGCGCTCTCGTAAAGACTGGCACTATCACATCGGGCAGCACCACGTTAACTTTGAACAATACTGATGGGATTATCGCTGGTTTTCCTATTACCGGCCCTGGCATCCCTTCGGGCGCAACTGTTTCTAGCGTTTCAAGTGCAACGGTCGTTGTGATGAGCGCTGCTGCAACAGCGACCACCTCTCTATCGAAAACAGGCACTGCCTCTGCGACAGCCCGTTCGATGACCGTCACCAGCGCAGCGGGATTGATTGCTGGCATGACCGTCACTGGCCTTTACATGCCAGCGAATACCACTATTGCCTCGATCTCTGGCACGACATTGACGCTCAATCAGCGGCCTTATCAGTACAAGAGGACAGCATGGACGTTGCCTGGACTTGTGCTACAGCTCACTGACGTAACTGGCCTTAGCGTTGGAATGCGAGTTCGCGGCGCTAACGGAATCAATACTACCATTGCTAGTAAAGACGCATCGCTAAATCGGATCACGCTCACGAACACGTCGGGATTGACTTTCAGCGGTTTCGCGCAACCAGATAAAATCACCCTCTATTTTATGCCAGCCTCCCCCGGCTCATCCACTTACACAATTCAAATAGCTACTCCGAACTATTCCTTCCGCAGCAATAACGAGTTACTTCCGTTTGGCTCTTTTCCTGGCGTTGGGAGCTATTACCAATGAGTTGGCGTGATGCTGCACTAGAGCACGCCAAGGCCGAGGATCCGCGTGAGTCTTGCGGTTTGGTCGTGGTAGTCAAAGGGCGCGAGCGTTACTGGCCCTGCCGCAACCTATGCTCTGGCATCGACCAATTCATTCTTAATCCAGACGACTACGCAGCTGCAGAGGACGCTGGCGAGATAGCGGCTGTGGTTCATAGCCATCCGATCACGCCACCTGAGCCGAGCCAGGCCGACCTTGTGGCGATCGAGCGCGGCGACCTGCCTTGGTTCATCGTTAACCCCAAGACCGATCAGTGGAGCGCCGAGCTGCTGCCAACCGGTTACAAGGCGCCGCTGATCGGGCGGCAATGGGCATGGGGCCTAACGGACTGCTGGACGCTGGCGCGTGACTGGTACGGCGAGCACGGTTTGCTGCTGCGCGACTGGGAACGGCCTCTGACGCCGGAGCAATTCGAGGCGGAGCCGATGTTCGACGGCTGCTGGCGCGAAGCTGGTTTCCGAGAGCTGGAGGAAGATGAGCAGCTGGAGCCCGGCGACTTCATGCTGATGAACATCAGCGGCACCGGGCTCAACCACTGCGGCGTCTACCTGGGCGACCAGCTGCTGTTGCATCACGTCAGGGGCAGGCTGAGCAGCCGTGATCTCTACGGCGGTTGGCTGATGAAATGCACAGGGCGCAGGCTCCGCCACCCTGAGCTGCCTACAATGGCGGGAGGTTAGAGCGGGCCATGCTGCGGAAGATCCGGCTCTATGGAAGGCTTGCCAAGTTCATCGGCAGGCGCGTGCTTGAAGCCGATGTGGCAACCGCTGCTGAGGCTGTGCGGTTTCTGCTGACGAACTGGCCGGAGCTGGAGAAGCACATGGCGGATCAGCACTATCGCGTGAGCGTCGGTGACTACGACCTGAGCGCAGACGAGCTGCATCATCCTGCAGGACAGCAGGAGATCAAGATTGTGCCGGTGGTTGCTGGCGCTGGTGCTACGGCGCGGATTATCGCTGGTGTAGCACTGTTTGCGATTGCAACTTTGGCCACAGCAGGAGGTGGGGCTATCTTCGGCGCAGCATTCGCCAAGAACATTGGCTTGCTAACTGTCCTGCAAGGCGTGGGTGTTAGTTTGGCGCTCGGCGGCGTGGCTCAACTGCTCACGCCTGTCCCCACAATGCCCTCCGGCAGCGATTCAATCAAGGATCCTCGAAAGTCCTACAGTTTTAGCGGCGTGCAAAACACCAGCCGCCAAGGTGTTCCGGTCCCGATTGTCTACGGCGAGATGATAGTGGGTTCGATTGTGATTTCCGCTGGCATTGACACTGTTCGGGTGAAGGCATGACATTACTAATTGGCAGCGGCGGCGGCGGCGGCAAAGGTAGCGGCGGTGGCGGCGGCGGCACGCCTGATGAGGCTCAGGACAACCTCGAATCGACGCAATACGCAGAGGGCATAGATCTCATCAGCGAAGGAGAAATCCAGGGCCTTGTGGATGGCGATAAATCTATCTACCTCAACAATACGCCGATTCGCAGCATTGGCGGCACACTTAACTTCAAAAACGTACAATGGGGCGTTGCAACCGGCTATCAGAACCAACCGCAGCTGAGACTGGCAAACACTGTCGAGGACATTAGGTCAGTCGATGTCGCTGTCGAAAAGGACGAGCCCATTATTAGAACTATTACTGATACCAACGTCACTGCGGTTAAAGTCACGATTGGAGTCCCAGCTCTTCAAAGAGTCACGGACGATGGTGACATCGTTGGCGAAAGCGTTCGCTTTTGGATTCAAGCGCAGTACAACGGTGGAGGCTATGCAACCACCGGTAGCGGCTTTATAGATGCCACGATTACAGGACGCACTCCAGACCTCTTTCAGCGTGACTACCAGCTAGCCCTGAATGGCGCTTTCCCCGTAGACATCAAAGTCACCAGAATCACACCTGATAGCACCAGCGCCAAGAAAGCAAACAGCATCACTTGGACTTCATACACGGAAATCATCAACGCAAAACTAAACTATCCAAACAGTGCCATAGTAGCATTGCGGGCAGATGCAAAGCAATTCAGTAGCATCCCACAGCGCAGTTACCATATAAGAGGTATTAAAGTACGCATCCCAAGCAACGCCACTGTTGACGCCACTACTGGGCGGTTGATCTATAGCGGGGTCTGGAATGGAACGTTTGCTGCAGCGCAATGGTGCAGCGACCCAGCTTGGATCCTGTGGGATTTGCTGACCTCAACGCGCTACGGTTTTGGGGACCACATTCTTACTGACGCCGAAAAAGCATCGTTTAACGGCAACGCTGCAAACCTAGACAAGTGGGCCTTCTACGCAGCCAGCCAGTACGCCTCAGAGCTGGTGCCTGATGGCTTTGGCGGCACGGAGCCTCGCTTCAGCTGCAACGTCAACATCCAGACGCAGGAAGAAGCTTACAAGCTGATCAACGACATGTGCTCGGTGTTCCGCGCCATGCCGTACTGGAGCACTGGTGCGCTCACCGTTAGCCAAGACAAGCCATCTGATCCGGCTTACCTGTTCACGCTTGCCAACGTAACGGAGGAAGGCTTCAGCTATTCAGGCTCAAGCAAAAAGACTCGGCCAACAGTTGCGGTAGTCAGCTACTTTGACATGGCCACCCGCGACATGGCCTACGAGTCGGTCGAGGACGCAGACGGCATTGACAAGTACGGCGTCGTCAAAACCGAGGTCTCAGCATTCGCCTGCACATCTCGTGGCCAGGCCAGCCGCATCGGTGAGTGGCTCCTCTTTTCAGAACGCTACGAGTCTGAGGTAGTCAGTTTCACCGCTTCGATCGACGCAGGCGTCTTGGTGCGCCCTGGACAGATCATTCAGATCAGCGATCCGGTACGAGCTGGCTCTCGTCGTGGTGGTCGCATTACGTCCGCCACGACAACTGCTGTGACCGTCGATGATGCCACTGGGCTTCCGACATCAGGCGGCACGCTCTCAGTCATCCTAAGCAACGGCTCAATACAGAAAACTGTGATGACAAGCCGGACTGGCAATGTCATCACGGTCAGCACGCCTTTCACAACAGCGCCGAATAGTAACAGCGTTTGGATCTACGAAAACAGCACCCTGCAGACAAGTACCTGGCGCGTTCTCAGCGTTCAGGAGCAGGATCAAGCGCAATACGCCATTTCGGCGCTTGCTTACAACTCAAGCAAATATAACTACATCGAACGCGGCGCTCCCCTTGAACCTCGTGACGTAACAGACCTTAACCAAATACCAGCTGCCCCAAGTAATCTTGCGTTTGCGGAAGCTCTCTATGAGTACCAAGGGCAGGTCAGGGCCAAGGTAATTACCTCTTGGCAGCCGGTCAATGGTGTCGCGCAGTATCGCGTCCGCTGGCGCAAGGATGAAGGGAACTGGACGACTGAGACCGTAACCGGGCCTGACTACGAGATTTACGACATCACGCCTGGCACATTTGACTTTGAAGTCTATTCGCTCAGTGCCACCTTCAAGCAATCCGCCACCTCGCTGACCGGCAGCATTGCGGCATTAGGTAAGACAGCGCCGCCTAGTGATGTCACGAACCTTAACTACACGGCAGACAAGGATCTCGGCATCCTGCTGACATGGACTTCAATCACGGACATCGACGTTGACCAATATGAGATCCGCCGTGGCACCAACTGGGGCACCGCCACGCTGGTGACACAGGTCAAGGCATCAACCTACAAGTTGGGTTCACTGGATGACGGCACATACACCTATCTGGTGAAGGCAATCGACACCTCGGGCGTCTACAGCGCTAACGCCGCAAGCATTGCCGTCAGCGTCTCACCTCCTAATCCGGCGATCATCAGCAGCACAATCGAGGGCACTGATCTGGTGCTGAGCTGGACCACGCCAGTCGTAACCACCTATCAGATCGCTAACTGCCGGGTTTCCTACGGCGGCACCTACGCCACATCTACAGAGTTAGCAGTCACGCAGAGCACCAGCTTCAAGGTGCCGATCACTTGGGCTGGTGCTCGCACCTTCTGGGTTGCCCCGATCGACTTAGTGGGCAAGGTCCCGGCATCGCCCGACAGCGAAGTCGTCACCATCAACACTGCAGGTGCTACGACAATCACCACCACAGTCGGCGGCACCGACGCCACGCTCAGCTGGACTGCAGTAGCGGGCACCCTGCCCACCTCGGGCTATGAGATCCGGCAAGGCGTGACCTTCGCCACGGCGACGGTGCTAGCCAACATCACCGGCACCACCTACACGCTGAGAGCCAGCTGGTCGGGCTCGCAGACCTTCTGGGTGGTGGCGCGTGATGTGAACGGCAACTACGGCACTCAGGCATCTGCGGTGATCTCCGTTTTGGCGGCTGGAGCACCTGCTCTGTCGTCAAGCTTTGCTGGCCAGAACGTTGTTTTGAGTTGGGCTGCTATCAAGGGCACCCTCGATACCGACTATTACCGGCTGAAGCGCGGCGCAACATGGGGTGCTGCGACAACGGTTGCCACTATCAATGGCACCGCCTACACGCTGAAGGCCGACTGGAGCGGCACGCAGAAGTTCTGGCTGGCAGCGGTGGATGTCAACGGCACCGAAGGCACGCCGGACGATACCGATGTGATCGTGACCGTACCGTCAGCGCCGACCATCACGCAGCAGGTGATCGACAACAACGTCCTACTGCGCTGGAACGATGTCACGCAGACCCTGCCGATCTTGAGCTACGAGCTGCGCAAGGGCGCAAGCTGGGCCGGCGGCACGGTGATCGGCACCAAGCAGGGCGGCTTCACCACGGTTTTCGAGACGCAATCCGGCACCTACACCTACTGGCTGGCCGGTATCGACTCAGCTGGCAACTACGGCACGCCTGGCAGCGTCA